GATGAAGCCCTAGGTAAAGCTAAGACCTTCTTAGAAAAGGTTCTTGCTTTTCTCAAGCCTAAAGCTCCCGATGATAAGCAAGGTTAAAGGTTACATCTTTGCCATTATACTAAGCCTTGTTTACTTGTGGTACGTAATAGTAACATCTCGTAAACAAGGTGAAGTAAAGCAACATGTGAAACAGTTAGAACACGAACAGGAAGCTGCAAGAGATGCTAAACGTATTGAAGAAAGCAATCGTCTTGATTCTGATGACGATGTCATTAACAGGATGCGAGCTCGTAACAAGCGGTGAGTACTGTGCAGTAGCTAGACCNATCCTTCCTACTAACGAAGAGATAGATAAAGCTATCGAAGCTGACTTGATTCCATTGCTTAGGCGAATAGATGTAGAGGATACAAAGTGGGAACACTTCAAATGTAAGGGTGAATGATGGATTGGGATGTACGAACTACCTCAACAGAGTTGATAGGTGCTAACGGTATCTACTTAACNAAAGGTCTCTTCAGAGAGTTTGGTAAAGAGTCAGGTCCATATACCCTATCCNCTCAGAATAAAGTTCTTGATGGTAANGAGTACATCTCTATCTATCAGGTTTACATGGACTCAGTAAACGANTACGAAGCAGCAATGCGTATTGTTGGTAACATGCAACATTGGCGTAAGCTTTGTACACTGGATTGGTTCATGAACGGTTTAGTTAATTCATCTGGTGTACCTATAACAACAGGTCTAGCACAATGGCGTGAAGACCACCAGATGCAGTCCGAAGCTGTTACCCTAGGTGCCCTACAGGATGCCATGAGAAATGGCAATGTACAGGCTGCTAAGTACCTTCATGAGATTACTCGTAAACTGACCTCCCCACGTAAAGCCAAAGAAACTCCAGTAACTTCGGCAGAGGATGTCAAGGTACGAAACTTATTGAAGAGGGTAAAATAATGGACTTAACCTACCTATGGCAACTAGTGTTGTCTTTAGTATCAGCATTACTTATATTCTATGTGAATCAATCTGCGGAGAAGTCCAAGGAATCAGAGCATAGGCTCAATCACTTAGAACAATCTCGTTACACTAAAGAAGAAACAGACCGACAGATTAAACTACATGTTGACCCTATCACACAAACACAAACAAAGATGTGGGATGACATTAAAGAAATTAAGAGTTGGTTAATGTCAGGGAAACACTAATGGCTAGAACACAAGGCTCCACACAACAAAAGAAGCAGTTACCAAAAGAGTATTTAGAACTGCGGAACATTTGCGAGAAGAGCCTAGTTTCTTTTGCCAAGACAATGTTCCCCGATAGGTACTACGGTGACATGCACCAAGAATTATTTAACTGGTGGCAGGACGGAAGTTCAGACTGTCAGTTAGCGTTGATACCTCGAGACCATCAGAAGTCACATTGCTTAATGGTCTATGCAGCTTGGAAGTTAACTATTGACCCAGCGTATACTTTCGTATATGTGTCAGCTAACCCAAGACTTGCTAAGAAACAGTTAGCATCTATTGTTCAAATCTTCCGTTCTGATACACATAGAATGCTATGGCCTGACTTCTTAAATTATGAGAAGGGTCGTACAGGAAGATACGAACATAAACCATTAGGGGTATGGACACAAGAGGAAATAGAAGTAGACCATCCAGCACGTAGAGAGAAAGCTATACGGGACCCATCAGTCTACGCTACCTCCGTTAAGTCTACTAACACTGGTTTCCACTTCCATGAAGTTTTATTTGATGACCTTGTAACAGATGAGAACTATGACTCAGAAGCTGAGAAGCAAGATGTTATAGACTGCTACAAGAACTTTGCAAAGATTGCAACTACTGATTCAAGAATGAAAGCAGTAGGTACTCGTTACGGTCTTGATGATTTGTACTCTCTCCTTAAAGCTATGGACTTTGAAACCTTTAACAATAAAGGTGAAAGGACAGGTGTTAAGAAGATGTGGGATGTCTTTGAACGTGTAGTAGAAGATAGCCCTAGACGTACAGGTGATGGTGAATTTGTATGGCCTCGTATGACTATGCCTAATAATGTATCATACGGATTCGATGCTCAACAGTTAGCTATTAAGAAAGCTCAGTTGGGTATTGATGGGGACATGATGAGTTACTATTCTCAGTACTACAATGACCCTAACGATTCTTCTCTTACAAACCTTAACTCATGATATGTTACTTATACATTGACCAGTAGATTCTTAAGNGAAGAGAANGGTAAGTGGTACTACAAAGATAAGTACTTACAATTAACTGCTGCTGTNGACTTAGCGTTTACAGAGGGTGGTGGTAAGAANTTAAGACGTAGGGACTACACAGCTATTTGTGTTATTGGTAAAGATGCAGACGGTTATGTTTACGTANTAGATATTGATAGATTCCAGACAGACAAGATTGAAGTGTACTATGANCACATAGCTAAGCTTCATGAGTTCTGGGGNTTTAGAGAAATCTTTATTGAGACTAACAACGGTGGTAAGATTGTTAAGCCAGCTATCGAAGACCTGATACGTAAACAAGGTAGTGTCCTTGTTGTACATGGTGTATCCCATACATCACATCAGGGTAAGAAAGAAGAGCGTATAGCTCAGGCCCTTGAACCACTGTACCGTCAACGTACTATCTACCATGTTAAGATGAGATTGATTAAACTTCTTGAAGAAGAACTAATCCTTCCTCGTCCTCCTCATGATGATATGAAAGACTGCTTAGCTCTAGCAGTTATCAACAGTAAGAAACCAATGACAAGAGCTACACAGAAAGTAACACTAGAAACTCGCAACGGACCTATATCAAGGTTCGGTGGAGTAAGAGGCTCACGAAGAGGTGACAATGCGTTCGCATAAGACAATTACATTTATGGACTGGTCAACACCAGACTCAAGAGCCTCCCACATATCTGGTAAATACCACGAGTGGCAGAGCTATAAAGAAAAAGCTATGGCACGTTGGGAAGAAACAGAAGCATACGTTTATGCAACTGATACAACTTCCCTCCCCGGTGGGACTAACTTCGACCATACTACTCATATCCCAATCGTCCATGAAATCTACGAGGAATTGTGTAGCATCCTATATAGTACAGTATTACCTCATGAGGATTACTTAGGATGGTTGGGATTTGACTCTGAAGCTAACACCAGAGAAAAACGGGATAAGGCTCTAGCCTATATCAAGAACAGACACAGCCTTAACGGATTCCGTAAATCAATTGATACTTTGATTAGTGACTTAGTTATCTACGGTATTTGTTTTGCTCAAGTACAACATGTTAATCGTTCCCTTGTAGGCGAGAATGGTATAGGTGTGTCAGGTTATATTGGTCCAGTTGTCAAACGGTTCTCTCCTTACGATGTAACGATTGACCCAACTGCTCCGTCCTTTGAAGCATCTCCTAAGGTCATCCGTTCTCTTGTGAGTATGGGTGAATTTATAGCGTTAGCTGAGAAGGGAAACTGGGACAAGGAAGTCGTACAGGGTATTATAGATAAACGTGGAAGCTACAGCGGTGTAGACTTCAGTGACAAGCACAAGAACAAACAGTACACACCAGATGGTTTCGGTAACATTGAGTTGTATTACCAATCGGGTATGGTTGAATTGTTATGGTTCTACGGTGATGTCTTTGATGAAGATGAACTTAAGGTTCACCGTAACCGCTGTATCGTTGTAGCTGACCGTTGTCGTTCACTCTCTGATACTGAATGCTTACATCCTGATATCTTCTGTGCTACGTGGAAAGCTAAACCAGATAACCTTTGGTCACAGGGCCCACTAGACCAGATAGTTGGTTTGAACTATCAAATCAACCACAGAGAGAATGCACTGTCTACTTCAATTGACAGATTTATTTTTCCTGACAGAGTACATCTAGGTGATGTTGAAGTACAGTACAACCCAAGCAATGGTAATATTACTTACTATGCTCCAGAAGGTGGTGGTGTACAAGACTTATCTCCTGATGCTACAGTCCTTACCTACGATAACCAGATTGAGAAGTTATCATCTAAGGCAAGGATGGCTGTTGGTTTACCACCGTCACTAGCTGGCTTCCGTAGCCCCGGTGAGAAGACAGCATTTGAGGTTCAGTCATTACATGATGGCGCCTTCCGTTCCTTTGTTCATAAAGCAGAACGGTTTGAAATGGATGTTGTTGAGAAGGTGGTTAATGCAGAACTAAGATTAGGTCTAGAGAATCTTGACTCAGTCTTACAGGTTCCAGCCCAGAGTCCTGATGGTCTCCCTACGTTCTTGAAGATTACTCGTGAAGACTTAACAAGTAATGGTAAGTTAGTTCCTTGGGGTGCTAGACGATTCACCCTACAGAACAAACAACTTAACGTACTAAGTATGTTAGCTAACTCTAACCTAGGTCAGTTGATAGGTGCTCACATGAACACTTACAAACTAGCTAGAGTAGTAGAAGAGTTAGGAGGTCTTAACGACTTCAAAGTATTTGACAAGTTTGCTGCTATCGAAGAACAGTTCGAGCAACAGCAATTAGTCAATATGGCTCAGCAGATGCAAGCAAGCGAACTGCAAAGGCCATCACTAGAAGAGGAGATGTTGAATGGATAAGAAGACTATACGTATTCCTCCATTCCTCGTCAAGACTCTAAATGAACTTCCTACTAAGGAAGAAAAGAATATCTTCGTAGAGAATCTACAGAGATGGTATGCTTCCGAGTATACCGAAACCCTCCATAAGTTTTTAAGAGAGGAACTTGAACGCTCATTAGCAGATGAAGACAAACGAAACTCGTTCACTAGCTTCTTTGACTTCAAGTTCCAATCTGCCCACGAAAGAGGGAGACGTAGAGCACTACGAGATATGATTAAACAACTAGGTGAATTTAATGACCAAACTATTTGATGAGGCGACCCCTCCTAATCCAGACGAACTTGACCAAGAGGTAAGTCAGGATAACCAACCAGAGAACAAAGGTCCTGACCCATTAAAACCTTTATTCAAAGTTGGAGACAGAGAGTACAATGCTGAAGATGCAATGAAGAAAATTCAACATGCNGAAGCTTTTATCACTCAACTGTTGTCTGAGAAAAGGGAACTAGAGGAAAAAGCAAAGCAGGTTGATACATTTGATTTGCGATTACAAGAAGCATTGGCTGATTTGTCTAAACAGCAATTAGCCCAAGAAGTTAACCATCCCAGTCAGGAGACCGAGACAGTGGATAAAGACGAATTATTGGAGCAGTTGCGTAAGATTGCTAAGGAAACAGCTTCTGAGACTTACGAAGAGACTAACCGTCAGAAAGTGGAAGCACAGAACCTACAAGTTAGTGTTCAAGCTGCCAAAGAAGCTCACGGTGACTCTTATCAAGAGAAGCTAAAAGAGAAAGGCGAAGCTCTAGGTTTAAGCCCTGTCCAAATTGAGACAATGGCTAAGACTAACCCAGCTCTCTTCAAGGCAACATTTGCCACGAAGAGTACTCCGGTTGCCCAACCAGAGGATTCATTCAACTACCGTAGCCATCGTGGTCTACCTGAGAAGTCAGCACTACCTCGTGTAACTGGTTACTTCTCTCGTGAACAATCAGTGATGAAGTTACGGGAAGCAGAGAGAATGATTGCTGAGGGTATCGCCAAGGGAACATATAAACCTAGAACCTTCTAGGTTAACAATCAAACGGAACTAAAATTATGTCAGGCGTTTTTCAAACATCAAACATGGCTAACGTAATTCGTCAGGAACTTTATACCAGCGAATTGCAGGCTCGTTTTTCAGATTGGCTCTTGGGTATGCCGTTATTCAACGACCGTACATCAGAGTTTGGTGATGGTGATGCAGCTTTCATTGACCAAGTAGGTCAACGTACCCTGCGTGAATATGTAGAGAACTCACCAATTGACTTCTCTAACATTGACCTGTCACGTATCCAACTGCGTGTAACTGAATACTTGCAAGATGGCTTTGCTATCACAGATAAAGCTAAGCAAGATTCATGGAAAGCAGATATGTTATGGGCTAAGAACGTAGAAGAATCAACTCGTGCTTTCGAGCGCCAGATTGAATCTGATGTTCTTGCAACCTGTAACCAACAAGTACTAGGTAATGCTAACCTCATCAATGGTCACGCACACCGTGCTATTGCAACTGGTACTGACAAAACCCTTGCTCTGAAAGACATTGCTAAAATCAAACTTGCATTTGATAAAGCACGTGTTGCCCCAGAGAACCGTGTGTTACTGATTGACCCTTCGCAAGAATATGCGTTGAACCAATTAGTATCTATCACTCAACCAGCTACTGGTGACATCTTCAACAAAGATTTCATGGGTATCATTGAAGATGGTTTTGGTAATAAACTGAACTTCATCCGTAACATCTACGGCTTCAACATCATGATTTCACACAACCTCCCAGTTGTGGCTTCTGAAACCATTGGTGGTGTAACAGTGACTAATGGCGTATGTAACATTGCAATGTCAATGGCTGGCTCTGATGCTATGCCGTTCATGGGTGTTATCCGTCAACAACCTACTGGTGAGTTCGAGCGTAATGGTAAGATGAAGCGGGATGAATACTCTGCTACTGCTCGTTGGGGCTTCGCTATCCAACGTCCAGAGTCATTGTACGTCTTGTTATCTGGCACCGACATCACTAACCTGTAAGGAGAAACGGAATGAGTGCAGAACGTAAAACAGCCGCTAACAACAATGGCTACCCTACCACTGTGTATGGTGCCCCTAGTGTTGGCGCATTAGGTAAGAAAGGTGCTGCGGTAGCAGACGATGGTTCTAAGCATCAGTACGTAGCTGAGTATGTCATTGACGTGACTGACTTGCCTAGTACTTCTGCTGATGACCCATCAGTCTATACCTTCCCAGCAGGTGCAGTTCCAACTCGTGTGGATGTAACTGTATTGGAAACTATGGCAGGTGGTTCAGCAGGTGTTGATGTAGGTTTATCTACCCCAGCAGGTGTCGTATATGATGCTGATGGTTTAGTAGATGGCTTCATGGGTACCGCTGTTGGTACTTACGCCAAAGGTGCTGGTACTAAGATTGACACCGCTTTCCCAGCGGCTGAGCAATTGACTGTTACCACTGACCGCACATCAGGTAAGTTCTTAGTACGAGTGTACTATAACCTTGCCCAAGTGTAATACAAGTTGGGGGCCTAGTGCCCCCTTCTTTTTCTAAGGAGACCTCATGCCAAGAAAAACATTACTCGAAGTAGTGGATATGTACATGACTAAGACCAATGGTTTTAGAGTACAGAGTATCTTCGATACAGAGGAAGCTGAGTCTGTTGCTCGTATAGCAGAGGAGGTCTTCTACCACATTGTTGAGAAAGCCCCCAACATTCAGTTTACTGAATCCCTAATTCGATTAGATGCAGTTGGAGACTTAGCCTCTCCTAACTACTTAAAGATTCCTCAATCCGTCTCGTCTATTGTTGATAGTGAAATCAAATACAATATGACTGGAGATGGTGTATTAACTAATTACTTACCCGTTGTATACATGGACCCAAGAGATTTCCTAGATTGGGTAGCGGCTAACAACGATAAGTTAAACAACGTACAGTTAACTACTGACCCATCTAGTGGTGTTCAGTACTTAGTACGTAACAACAAACAACCAGAATACTTTACATCCTTTGATGGTGTGTACTTAGCCTTTGATTCATTTGATAGTGCAAGAGATTCAACTCTTCAATCATCTAAGAGTCTAGCATTAGTAAGTAAGCAACCAGTATTCTTAGTACAAGATAACTTTTACATCCCTCTTCCTGACCATCTAATGCAAATGTATGTAGATGGTGTAGTTGCAGAAGCATCTGAGTCATTAAGACAAGAAGCTATAGCATCAGCAAGACGCCGTTACAATATGGAAATGGCTAAGCTACAGGGGACTAATCAACGAGTAGGTTATGGAAGAACATCTCGTGTAAACTACGGCAGGAACTCTAATGGCTAAAGTTGATAAAGCAAAGATGGCTTGTAATAAACCAAAGCGTACTCCCTCCCATCCTACTAAATCTCATGTTGTTAAAGCATGTTCAGGTGGTGAAGAGAAGATTATCCGTTTTGGTCAGCAAGGTGTTAGTGGCTCTCCTAAGAAATCTGGTGAGTCTGAATCTTACCGTAAACGTAGAGAATCTTTTAAAGCCCGTCATAGTAAGAATATTAAGAAGGGTAAGATGTCTGCTGCGTACTGGGCTGACCGAGTAAAGTGGATTTTAGTTTTAGTAGCAATAGATGCTTCAACTTATGGCGAGTCCTTTGGAATTACCGTGTGATGTAAGAAAAGAAAATGGTCGCTGGATGAGGGACTGCCCTAAGTGTGGTAATACTGTTTCACATTTAAGAAGAAACTATTGTGTTCACTCATCTATCTTGAATCAACCTTGTAAGTCTTGTTCAAATAAAAATAATAACCCATCGGGTATGATTGGTTATGTGAGACTATCTTGGTTTAATTCCTTTAAAGCATCCGCAGAAACAAGAGGATACTCTTGGAACATAACTCCAGAGTTTCTCGATTCTCTATATATTATACAAGAGGGTCAATGCTGTTATTCTGGGTTACCTATCGGGTGGTCAGAGTCTGGGTGGAACCATACAGCATCTATTGATAGAATAGATAATAATATAGGATATGAAGAAAACAATATCCAACTGGTTCATAAGGATGTTAACATGATGCGCGGTTCTTTATGCGACGATAGATTCAAAGAGTTGTGTTTTTTAATTACTGATAAGGTTAAGTGGTAATACTATGAAGAAAGCATCTATTTATATTAAAACAGAAAAACCTAAACGTAAGATGGGTAATCCAGCACCTCCTACTGTGAATACAGGTACTACTCCTAGTATCAATACCACAAGTAAACAAGACCCATTACGTAAAATAAAATATGAGTGGAGATTTTAATGCCTCGTACTAAACTATCTGTGGCAGTAGCTACTGAGAAAGAAGAAAAGAAAGAGTTACGTGACCCTAAGAAGATGTATCCTGAATTCTACCCTGAGTTGGGGATGTGGAAGGTAAAGTTTACAGGTGGTGGTCGTATTCCAGACCAGTTAGACGGTAGGTATGTCACAATTGGTGACACACAAAAAGCTATTGACTTGTATTTAGCAAATAACTAGGAAAGATTATGCCAAGAGCCAGAGGAAATAAGCAATATATTGCCTTAACACAAGGTTTGATTACAGAAGCCAGCCCTCTGGCAGCCCCTGAGGGTAGTACATCCGATGAATTGAACATGGATTTACAATTAAATGGTATGGTTCGTCGTCGTAGGCTTGGTCTTCAGAAGCAAATAGCTGATTTGAACATGCTAGGACGTATTACTGGTTCATGGTACTGGCCCGCAGCAGGTTATACTGTCATTACTACCTTCTCTGATACAGGAAGCTCTGGTTATGATACAGTTACTCTCTACTTTCTTGACAGCTCGGACTTCTCTATTGTAAATTCCTATAGGGCAGAGATAATTGAGGGGAACGGTGTTAGTCCTGACTTCTCTGAGCTACGTAACCGCCTCATCGTCACCTTTGGTGGCGCTCCTATGGTATTCAGTAAGGAATCTAATGGTTCACTGAGTGCATGGTACGTAGATTTATACGTAAGAGACTTCAAGTTTATTGATGATGACATGACTGTTAGTAATAGACCGAGCACTCTTAGTGATGAGCACCTCTATAACATCTTAAATTCGGGTTGGTATCAGAAAGTTATCTTACAAGGTGGCGCAGAGAAACTAGCTTACGTTGCTTTCTTTGATGAACTTAGTACTTATCCTAGTAATGCTGATATTGTGTCTATAGGTATTGGCGCTGACTCTAGTGGGACCACTATCTTCATTCCTGTTAGTATGAAGACACCCCTCACAGGTAACACAGAAGCTCCAAGGGGACATTATGTTTATAATGTAAGGTCAATAAACAGGTTAAGTAAGTTATCATCACCACAAGCTGATGGGACACCGCCTAAGACAATTACACAGGTACTTTCAAGTGGCACTAACATCAGTGGTTTAGGTGGTAACCTAATTTACAAAGAGGCCACACCAACAGGAACACCTGTTGACCCACCACCTACTGGCCCCGGTGATGGCTTTATTATTCCATAGGAGATAACATGTCTGTAATAAATGAATTCAGACCCAACCCATCTGTTAGTACATCAGCATTTGGTAGGGTCTTCTATGGTGTAGATAACCGTATCTTATTCTCTAAGATTCTAGTAGATGACCTTAATGTTATTGGTAGATGCTACCAACTTAATGACCCAACATCTCAAGAGATTTCAGATGTACTGGCAAGCGATGGTGGGGAAGTCCCGCTTCAGAATGCTGGTACCATTATCAAGATGGTGGAGTTTCAGAGAGGAATTGTAGCATTCTGTGAAAGAGGTGTGTTCTACTTAGCAGGGGCTGATGGTGGGTTTACAGCAGAGGCTTATCAAGTCTCCAAGATAACAGAAGATTCCCTATACGCTAGAAATGCTGTTGTTAATATTGGGGACTTGATTATCTATGTAGCGTACGATGGTATCATTGCCCTACAAGCTAATGAGTTCGGTACGCTTAAGCCTACCAACTTAACTGAAACAATTATTGATACGTACTACAAAGACTTTATCCACCCAGCATTGTTCTCTGTTTACAATATAGATAAGAAACAAATTTGGTATGTTAACCCTGAAACATCTAAAGCTCTTATCCAAGACTTAAGAACTCAAGGCTTCTATCCTCAACAGTTCTCTATCAATGGAACTACTAAGAAGATTCCAACAGGATTTGCTGTTGAGAATGCTGACTTCGTTTCTTTTATCTATGAGGATATTCCTCTAAGTACATTTAATATCTTAGAGTTAAAGGATAGTAACTTCCAAGATGTAGGTGTTAACTATGAGAGCTACCTAGTAACAGCAGAAGAGAATCTAGGTCAGTTTACTCATAAGAAAGATGTACCAAACATTATGGTACTGATGAACAAGACTGAAACAATTATAGAATCCTTTGATGGTTCTGACTATACGTATGACTTACCTAGTGCTTGTTACATGAGTGCACAGTATGACTACGCTCAAACCTCTGCTGCTAAGACGTACACTAATGAGCGTCAAATCTACAGAGTGAACCACAGAGGCTTTATTCCTAGTACCCCTACCTTCCCTACTCCTTTTAACGATGGACGCAGTATGGTTGAATATAGGGACCTTCTACGAGGTTCTGGTAAGTCAGTCAGGTTTAAGTTCCGTTCAGATGACAACAAAGATATGCAGATACTAGGTTACAGTGTTGAGTTTACAATGAGAGGAAGACAATAGTGCGTAATACAATTATAGATTTTGAATACGGTAAGGTTGAAGGTGAGCTTACTGGTCCACTAAAACTTCCTTTCATTCACTTCACATCCTACAAGTGGTCTAAGACAGCTTATCTTACTTCACTTGATGCTTGGTCTTATATCCTCACTCAGTTTAAGGAGTATGGGTACAAGGAGGTATTTAGTTGTATCTCAGATGATGACGAGAAGCTATTAAAGTATTGTGCCATGTTTGGTTTCAAACCGTTATACCATGATGATAATAAGTTTATCATGGTGTGCCCAACAGGAGGTTGATATGGGTGACCCAATTAGTACTGCTACCCTGCTAAAGGTAGCCATTGGTGCTACCGCTGTATCAACAGGTCTTGGTGTAGCACAGGCTAGACAAGCTAAGAAAGCAGAAAAATCCCGTAGAGCTATTGAACAACGTCAAGAACAGAGAGCACAGTTAGCTCAGGTTCGACAACAGCAGATACAACAAGCACGAATGCAGGTAGCTGGCGCTGGTACAGGCACACTAGACAGTTCTGGATTCAGGGGTGGTATATCTAGCGTAGGTTCTACAGTTGCTGGTAACATNTCCTTTGCTCAACAGCTATCTGGTATGCAGAGTGCTGTGTACAAGAGTATGGATAAGTCAGCNCAGNTAGGTATCTACAANGGTATTGCNCAGGGTGTNNGTAGCCTTGCTTCACAAGCTTATACAGCAGGTATGGGTAGTGCTAGTACNGGTAGTGTTNANACTAAGGCTGTNAATGAAGCNAGTATGAATGACTTGTGGGTTAACCGTTCAGGTGGTATGTATTCTTAAGGAATCTTTATGAGTTATGTAGCAGAGTGGGATAAGTATTTACCTACGTTCCGTAGACTAATCCTTTTAAGGGAGTCTTCTGGTAACTATCAAGTTATCAATAGTATTGGTTACGTTGGTGGATACCAGTTCGGTACTCTTGCACTACAAGATTTAGGTCT